TAGGTGCAGCTTGTACGATACTAAGCTTATTCTGTATGATATTCTTTGGTATTGCTAACGGTCGCAAGCTAGATAAATCAACAGACAACAGCAACAGATTAAATATAGTTGATCAACATATTGAAGACATGGAAAAAGCATTAGTTTTTCCGCTAAACCCATTTTTAAAAAAACCTTTATAAATCAATGTTAGATTAACAATTCCTCAGTACAGATATAAAACTATTTTTGTCTTGATAGTAAAGCTTGGATTCTTGATTGCCTTTCATCAGATGTTAAGCCATCCGGTGACATTGAACCATCAGGGCTAGTGTGTTCTATTATCTGCTTATCTAAACCTAATAATTTAGCTTTGCCCATTGTAGCGCCTGTTGCTGCTGCGCTCTGTGGAGTATCTGCTGTTAGTGCGGCCTGTCTGTTTACCTCTAGCTCATTAAGAAGCGTATCGACAGTAATACAGTGCTTCTCCTTGTGTTCTTCTTGCAATTCTTTAACCCTAGTCGAAACCTCGTCAGTGGCCATAAACTTACTTGCGTTGTTATGTACTGTTTTATCCTGCCATTTCAATGAGCTAGGATAGGCCGCACGATAAGCATCAGCCTGAGACTCGCCCTCTACTATTTTTTGAGCAAATATATCAACTCTATCGCCTCTAGCCGCCATTATGCAAGCACTCGAAATTTTGTATAGTCTGTTTGCCTAATATCCGAATCGGAAAAATCAAGTTTAGCTTTCTTTCTCCATCTACCCACATAATCTAGGTCTGGCTCTTTGGTTGCGTACTCTATATATTCATTAGCTTCAAAGGTTATACCATCAACAACTACTTCAACATTGGGTATTGTTACACCGTCTGTAATGTGTTTGGTTTTACCTACCTCTGGTTCTAACATAAGAGTTGGCGTTGATAAGCTAATATCCTCACCAGCGTTGACGCGGATAATTGAACCTACCTCTTTAAAGTTTAGGTTACTCATTAACGTCTAACTTCTGATAGTGTGATGGTGTCACTTCCTGCGTTGATCACCTTTAATCGTGTTGATGGTAATTCAATTAGGTCATCAGTTGCACCAGAGAACACGCCATCTTTAAGAGTTACAAAAGCCCCATCCCTAAACCATTGTAAGTCTAAAGCACCAGTTGTGCTGAATGCAAATAATCCTGGTCCAATGATATCATCTTCATTATTTCCTAGTTTTAACATAATCCTAACCCTTATTTAATTTATTGTTTATTCTAACACTTCTTATTGTTTAAATCTTGTATCGTATAAATACCGGCCTTGTGGCTTTGAAATCTGATATTCGGTATCGGATGCTACCCCAGTTAATAGCCCGTTAGTTAATAGGTCTAATTCTTCGTTTGATAGTTCTGGGTCAATCATAACTATGCTTTCAGCCGGTGTGCCTGTTACATCTTCTAGTGTTGTAACGAATAGAATTATAGTCAGACTGTTCGCTAAAGTTTTATCCTTATACACTGGTGCGTTTGGATGTCTATTAAGTAAAGCCTCTGGTGCTAAATCTTTATTGTAAATAGTGTATACGTTCATTGTTTAGCTCCTTATGCTATTTCTATTACAGCAGGTAATTCTTGTGGGTCTGGGCTTATATTGTCCCATTGAGTTACAGCATTCTGGAATAACTCTCTTTGGTCTGGCGCTTGGTTAAAGTAAGTTAGTAAATTGGCTGTTGATGCTTTTGCTGACATAGAATCTATAGTAATTATAGCGGCATTTCCTGACAGCCCTAAATCCCCTGAAACTGTTGGTGTTAACGTTACTGTGTATTGCCCTGATGCTTCTGCTGACGGTATTGTTACAGTACCCTCTACAAAAGAACTTGCTACATCGTTAATCGTAAAGCTTGGGTTTCCGTTTGAATGTCCTGATTTTATATAAGTAACCTCATACGAGACACCAGAGGTTAAATTAGTATTAAAAGAGTATACAGTAGTATCGTTTATGGCTTTTGATATCTTCACTCCGTCCCATATCCAATCACCTTGTGTTACTTGAGTGGGGGTAGTAAAGTCAACTAGCTCAGGCCCAATGGTTGCCTCGTTATTAGTTTCAGTATTAGCTGTAGCTTCGTCTAGATTCCAACTTGTTATAGTGCCGTTGTTGTTGAATATAGGGTTAGCTTGAATTCCATTAAAGTTGTTTGAACCATCTCCACGCCTACAAAGTACAGATGTGACAAAGTCGGCAGTTCCTACGTTGCTATTAGTTCCTGCAACACCGTTTAATTCTCTGCTTATAATATTTCCCGACCTTTCAATAATTAAAGTATTTAGTTTACCATCAAATACAAAATCACCATCTCTAGGGTAGAACACGCCATCAACTAATAAGTCAATACCACCATTGGTCGCATCAACTCTTATATAGGAATTAGGTGTTAACAGGTTGTCAGACATTAATGTAAAGTTACCGGTCAAGTCATTTAATGTGAATTCAATAGTTATAGTAAAATCACCTGTCATTACAATAGGTGTTGCCATCGAATAGAATGCACCAGCAGCATTATCGTTGTTTATGAATATTCTTTGTATTGCTCCACCCGTACCAATCATTGACCGGATCATGGGTCTTATCATTGGGCGTATCATTGGTCTAATCATTTGTTTTAACCTTTTGTGTCTACTGACTTGTGATTGTCTTTACCTTTCTTTTTTCTGAGGTAATTAGCTTTTTTAATATTTACCAGGCTTGCGAATTTCTTAATAGTGTTAAAGCATGTTCGTTTAAATTTACCCATCAAGCCGGTTACATGTGCTTCACCGTCTATTATATCAAAGTCACAAACCGAAGTATAAGGATCGCCATATTGACCATCAAGGCCAACGTTTATAACTTTTACGGTTTTAATTACAAATACTAGCTCACCTATTTTTACATGGTAGCTATCAGTAAATAATTTAAACTCTTCAATTTTTGGTATTTCTTTTGGTTTTTTTCGCATTGGCATCACCTTTCGATTCAAGTAGCTTTTCAATTTTTACTAACTTACTACCTAATGCTTTTTCCATGTCTTCAATATGTTGATCAACTATATTTAATCTGTTGCTGTTGTCTGTTGATTTATCTAGCTTGCGACCGTTAGCAATACCAAAGAATATCATACAGAATAAGCTTAGTATCGTACAAGCTGCACCTATCTAACCATGTCAACAAGGTAGTGGATATACCTGACAGGAATGAGAGAAAGAACGCACTTACCGTCGGCGCGTCTGCTCCACGCAACAAATGATTTGTTATAATCTGTTTCACTTTCCTTTACTCTCCGCTTGTGTTCTCGTAACTTCTGGTTGATATATAGAAATATAGCCCCTAACCCTAGAATAACACCCCTCCATTCCATGATAAATTCTGATAAGTCCATCTTTAGAGGCCCGTATCTGTAGTAAAGCTATTAAAATAAGTATTTCATTATGAAAAATAACGAAATGATAATTCCACCAATGAAAGCCATGAATTACCTTTAATGATATCACGGTAAGTAGAAGTATTACAAAAAAGAAATATTTGGCATGTTTTTGTGAAAGCTTATCTTTCCTGAACATTAACGCTAACATTGCGCCTACATTGTAAGATGTGGTTAGATACATAGCGGTTAAAAAGTCGGCCTTGTACGCTTCTTTTGATTGATTGGAGTCTATGTCTGGCATAAGGAAGAAGATGATACATACAGATACTAGAACGATAGATGAGAACCTACTCTCCTTATCAAAGAGTAGGCTTGCAAAAACTATAAACGTTAGTATTGGAAAGTAATATCTAGCGTTGTATATAAAATCTTCGTACATTAGCTATTCCGGTTTAATCTTTGTTCACGTTCTTTTTTCTTTCTAGCTAATGCTAACTTCTTTTTTCGTGCTTTAGCTAATTTTTTCTTTTTCTCTTCTTCTGTATTTGTGCTAGATATTGTGTTTGGGATTTTGCCTTTTGGTCCGTTAAATGATGTAGTCATTGGGATTGCCTTTAGTTAAGTTAAATTGAATTATACCACAACTTCGAAATGCGGCATATCCCAGCCATTATACTTGATTTTATTATCCCCGAAAGTTCCACCCCATTTAATTTTGATTGAGATCTTACCTTCTTTCTTTAATCGTTTAGCTGTTGCCATGATAACGCCAGCAATGATAGATAGGTGTACATTGTTCCAACTAGCCTTTCCATCTACATAAGCGTAGAAGTCTAATGCGTATCCTAAACCGTCATCTTTTGCCTGGTGATTAGACTTATCATTAAAACCGTCACACTTTGATTTTCCATTTTGAAATAATAAATTCTGCTCTCCCTGCGTTCGTAAACCTCCTGAACTTGGTACGCCAAAATCAATTGGGCTAACTTTAATTGATTCCATATACAATCGTATTAAGTCAGGGTGAACGCCTTGCATGTTCTTTACGCTTGATTTGCTAAATGTAAAACACATTGGTCTTTTCCTTAGTCTAGTTAGGTTATTTACTATTATCGTTTTGAACATATTAATTACTAGTTAGCTTGTCTTTTTCTTTAATGAAGTAATTCTTCATCTGAACCAATTCGTTGATATCTTCTTGGTCCTCTGCGCCATCACTAAACTTTAGAGCGTAGTTACATAGCGCTATCATTTTTGTTAAAAACCATATCTTCATTGTTTCTCTACCTTATTAATTAATTCATAGACTCTATCAAAGCTATAGCGTCACTAACTTTAAAATTCCATGCTTCACATTTTGATTCATCAATTTGAATTTCAAACTCTTCTTCCATAGCCATAACCATTTCAATGGCATCTAAAGAGTCACACACAATATCATCAACAAAGCAATCGGTTAACTTAACTTCACCTTCTGGCATTCCCATATGCTCAGTAATGACATGTAAAACTCTTTTTTCTATATTCATTTTAACCTCCTAAACTTTCTATTTGCAATTTAGTAATAAACATACAGATAGCCACAACAGAGTAACCAGCCATAAATATTATAAAGCCTTTTGAACAGTTACCGCTTAGTATGTCAGTTAGTATGTTTATCACTGGTTTATCTCCTAGCTATGACCTAATGATGGGACACTACAAACGGCATTGTTATCGTTGAGTGTTTGTATATACCCAGAATAATAACCCTCCGCCTTTGCTATTCGCGTTCGTAAAATGCCAGATAGATTACTCATACAATAAAGTTGTTCAGTTAAATCATTTTGATCATCTATTGTTAATTTGTAAAAAGGTGCTGTTTTATTAAACTTAGTTAGTTTTTCAAGTCTTGCTTCTAAATCGCTTGACTCTGCTTTTAATCTACTTAAAAAATCACTCATGGTTATTCCTTACTTTTTTTGTGGTTGATATACTCTTTCTTGGTCTGCCTTGAATCGTTGTAGGTGGTATTTGACTGTGATGTCTAGTGTCATGCCAACAAGGTTTACATCTGCTTTTTAATCTACCCCTGTCAGCATGCCAGAACTCTTTATCACATGGTAAATACTCACCGCAACAACTACACTTTTTTTCTAACTCATCATCGGTAATAATTAGATAACCAGTTTTTAAACCGTTTGATATTGACCATGTAGTTAAGAACTGGTTAGTTATCATTACTTAATCAATCGTTGATGAATTGCTTTAACCATTGCCACGTCATCATGGCAGTAGTCGATTACTTTCTGTGGATCAGTTTGCCAAGTGTCATATACTAGCGAACCGTCCATACCTTCTGTTTTTCCTGTAATGTTTAAAATCTTACATAGGTTGTCAGCGCTGATTGAATTACCATACCCTGCCCATGCTGTCATCGTGTCGTAGCAGTTATAACCATGTTTAGCATCATTCCACTTAACACCTTCACAAGTTTTTACATCATTGATAACTGAACGTTTCCAAATAAAGGGTAAATCAAACTTTGTAATATAGTGACCAATAAAATTAGGCTTTGTAACTTGAGCTCCATTTTTTGAGCAGATGCAATCAATCGATTCGTGAAAGTCTTTTAACATGGTTTCTTCTGCGCAATCTGAATCAGGATAAATTGACGTTGAGAAGTATCGAGGGATATCATTAGTTGCCTGAATACAAATACAAGCTATTGGTGCTACATCAGGATTAAAGCTTGTTTTCTCCCATAGTGCTTGAGCTACATCACCGGCTTTACTTGCTGCTAGTTCTTTTTCCCAACGTGAGATCATATCGTCTTTAGATATAAACTTAATTTCTTTAGCATCCGTTAAGCCTAAATCAATAGCAGCTTGCCCCTTTGTTAATGTTGATGGCGCTTTAAAATTAGCTTTGACCTCTTCTAATATTTGTAAGCGGTGTTCTTCTGGTGAGCGTAGTGTTTCTATATCAATATAAATATCCATTAACCTTCTCCTTTTATCCATGCTATACAATCGTTAAATGTTGTGGCATGCATTTCTTCTAGCTTGTTAACGCCTATCTGACCACACACCACACCCTCTGTTGTTAATTCAGTCAACATACCTCTAATAGTTATTACCTGTTCTTTAGATAGCAGTTGAACCTTATTAACTTTGGCTTTACTTGCTGCGTTACCGTCATCATCTTCACTAGGTATTCCAGCAACCGCTTGTAAGCCATATCTTCTACAATAGGTAATTGCTGAACCGGCTCCTTGTGCGTCCTGCTTAGTTAACTGAACAGTGAAAGAGTTTGATAGCCATTCACCGCTAGAGTGCATTAAAATAGTTTCTATGCCTATTCTGCCGCTACTCTCGATAGGGAATTGAACATAACTTAAACCGTTATTAGCAAAAGGTGTTTTAACTGCTTCGATAACTGCCTTTAAGTCAGCATATTTAGCCTTGAAGAATGGGTTAGTTTTAGATTTAGCCGCGCCTGTCATTTCTTCTTGTGCCTTATTCATTGCGCTAGCTAATTCTTTAATTGAATCTGATTTTTCCATTAGAATTGATTCTCCGTTAAATGATCTGCTTTAGCTTCTGCTTCGTATTGCTCAGAAGTCATTTTGTATTTACTATCTATAACATTGTTAGCGTTTGCCATGATTCCATTTAAAGCTCTTAACGCATCTGGAAGCGTTTCGCAGTCATCAGCACACATCACTGTTGATATATCACGTATAGCATCCCGATAGCCGCTTCTATAACCTTCTTTTTTTTGATTCTCGCCATGCTCAATTGCTTCTAATGTTCTTTTGTCTAAATCACTCATTGTTATCACCTGTTATCTGAATTTAGTAGCAACCTCATTTTGATTTCTCTTATACCGGAGTGTGGGTTGCAATCCCTAATCTCTCGGAGTCATTAAACTATAATTTATAACTTAACTCTAGTCAACTTTTATTTGACATTTATCTTAATTAAAGTAAACTAAAGGCATCTACAATAAATAAGGTGAATATATGAAACAAGTCAAATTAATTGAATGGATTGATAACATGGTTATTGAAATTAAAGAGAAGCGAGAAAAAAGTAATCAGTCATTAATAACATCAAAACAAGGAATAGTTAATGAAGCTATTGCATTGTTATATAAAAAAGAGATTGGAGCTAAAAAATGAAAATATCAGATAACAAGAAAGCATTATTAATCGCAACTATATTTATACTTATGGGCTGTACTGAATCTATTCTTAATTGGTTAGGGGTTTAGTATGAGTAACGTAATTAACTGGGATGAAGCGCCAGAAGGTGCAACACATTGGGGTGACGGTGGTAATGGGTATGTTGATGGATGGTTTAAAATAATAAAAGGTGATAGTCAATATTTTATGCGTCCACACAATAAGAAATGGATAGAAACAAGACACCCTAGGTTAACAACTGAATTAATAAACAGACCTGTTACTCCTTGTGGTGAAGTTTATACTCAAGCAATGAGTGATAACGGTGTTCTTCCTAGTGTAGGTATGGAGTGCAAAGTTAAGAGTAACGCGTTAAAGTCGTTTAATGGCCTTATGGTCAGGATTATAGGGATTAATAAGCACTCAGATGGGGATAATATATTTACATTCGAGAATGAACTAGAGGGAATAGGTTGTGCAACTATATTAGCATTTAAGCCTATAGAGCCACCTATAGAGTTAATAGAAAAAGGAATATACCGGTTTGACTCTAAAAATAAACCAAACTTAATCGGGGAGGCTTATTATACTGAAATTGGCAAGCTATGGATGATGAACGCATTAAGAACAAATACTTCATATAAATCATGTGATATAAGCAACATAGTTTTATTAACTCCAGAGGTGAAGTCATGAGTAACGACATAGACAGACTAGAAATGATTAAACAAGCTGTAATTAATGTTAATGCACGTAACCAGGATGATAAAGAAGAGGAAATTTGTTTTAATAGTTTACGACATGATAAAGATTCTGATGAGTTAACGGTTTTATTCCAGGAGTATATTACTAATGAGTGATGATAATTTTATTTCTCAAATGGCTATAGACCTTTATGATGCACTAAAGGAGATTACTAAACTAAAGGCTGAAAATAATTCATACCGAACTAGGGTTTGTTCAATGTGTGATGGTCACGGCTTGGTTGGTAATATGCTTGATAGTATGGATTGCCCTGATTGTGTTGCACTTATTAATGACATTAAAGCCGGTGCAGCTATAGAGCTTGCAGGCATCTTTCATGATGGTGAATATAGGATTGGGAGGGCTATGTTAATTTGTGAAGATTACGCTAAAAAACTTAAGGAGTAATTAGATTGTTAGAGTTTAGATAAGAAGCCTCGATATAGTGAGGCTTTTCTTTACCTGTAATTTAATATTCTTCTATCCGTATGGCTTTCTAACTGCATTCTTAATTGATTAACCTTGCCTTTGAGCTTTGATATTTCCTCTTTCTGTTCGAGTATTAACTCCTGGTCCCTTAACTGAACTTGTTCATAATATTCTATAGCCCTTGGCATAGGTTGATCTTTAAATAGTGGAGGTGCTTTATTCTGCCAGTTTGTTTTATCAGTCATGTCTATAGCTCCTTAATGTCAATAACAGTATTTCTATCCTTTTCAATAAGCCCCCTACCGTCTACGCTCCAATCTTCTGGCTCATAGTCACCATCAGTTAAACAACTCTTCATGTAGGCGTAAATCTCATCTGAGCTAACCCAAGAGCAATTATGTATACACTCTGCCATATCTTCTAGGGTATCTAATGTAACTTCAAATTTCATGTCTTTGTTTCCTTATGGTTCATTAATTATTAAAGCCAGTTTAGTTGGTTATATGTTACATCTGGTCTTGACTCTGTTATTTTTTCAATCTCAGTTTCATCTTTAAATCTAGCTAACCAGTGTTCTAACTCATCATTTAACTGTTGGCTAAATTCCTCCGTCATCCCGTGGCAATCATTGTAAGTTCTAAGCTGTAGTAACGTGTTTACATAGTCACCTATTTCTGTACCGTCTAGGCTTGCATACTCGCTTAATTTTGCTTCTTCTATTGCGTTCATTATTGTTTCCTTTTGTTAGTGGTATATATGTTAAAATGGACAGTCATCAAGCTCTTTAATTAAGTCTTGTTGAGTTACCTGTTGTTTAATTGTTGGTCTTTGATACGCGTAGCACCAGTCACCTTCATTCCATGGATACGGGTTTTTATATTCCAACTCATAATAAAACTCATCGTACTCGCAAAAGTAGCCAGCCATTTCAAGTTCCCAACGGTTGTTTTCTATATCCAAAGGATCTATTTTCCAAAACCAAGAATTATCAGGATTTTTAACGCGTCTACTTTCAATATAAATGTGTCCGTCTGTTTGTTCATGTTCTCCATTGATACATTCATCTTTTAGCCATTCTATTTTTAACCAGACTTTCCTGTATAACTTTGGTAGTTTCATCTTTGTTTACTCACTGTTGTTAAATTAATTTCGGTATAGCTCAATAAGGGCGTGTATTTCAGCTTTTTTATTCGAGCTAGCGTAAATCATTGAACATATAAATCTACGTCCTTGCTTGCTTAATACGCGGCCTTTATTTAGAAGTCTAAACATATTCATAAACCTTTCTTCTGTGTGCGAATTATAATAGCCAGCATTAGCCTTTGCTAATAACTCAGTAAGCCTTAGCCGCCCTTCATCAATGCTATCTTTATAAAAACCACACATTTGAAGTGCGTTTTCAATTTGATCATCTGTGATTATTTCTTTACTTTCCATTACTCTTCTCTCTTCTGTTTGTTGATACCCACTAGATAGCTTTGGCTCTTTTTAATTGAGACTTGGCGTTTCTAATCTGTCGTTTTAATTCAATTAGTGATTCATCTAACTGTTGTCTTTCAAGTTCTGCATACTTTATATGATCAAATAAACTCTGTTCTTTTTTACATACCTTTAAAATATAATCCCAAGCTGAAACTATTTTACCGCAATCAGCACACTCTAATTGTTGAAGATGCTTATCAGCTAACATTTTCTTACACCTACAAGAATTATATTTTCTTGGTTTAATGCCATGCTTTTGATCTTTAATTTTTAAATCAAACTGGATTATATTTTCACTCATAAATCCCACTCACTTAATGCTACATCACACGCGTTACTTAGTTGACGAAGAGAAAATGAATTACCTGTTATCTCGTTTATTAAAGAAATTATGCATTCCATTTCAAGGTTATGCTCTTTAGCTTTATCTAGCATTGTTTGTAAAATTATCATTTGTTCCATCTTTATAACTCCTTTATTGATTGATCGTTAAGTAGGACCATTAAATTAAATCTTACTTGCTGCTCGTTAATTAATATTCTACGTTTTAACATTGCTATTTTATCTTTCATTTTCCAAATAGTTTTTAAGTTTTCAATGTAAAGTAATTTCTTAGTTAGCTTCTTTATTTGTTTGCTGGCCTTAAAATTAATATTGTTTAACTTAAAGTTTTGACCTCTTAATCTATCTTGTTTATTCATTTGATTTACCTTTTGACAATAAAATCTATATGACTATTAAAAGAAACCTCTTATTAATAAATCTATACTTCACCACAAATACAATAAACAATATCAGCAAACTATTTTATTGAGTTGCTATTCTCATCCTCTCTACATTATAAATAATATCTATTTCGTTATGCAGAACATTTCTTTTTACGCTGTTTAGACCGTCATGGAGTCTGTTTGATTGTATTAAACTATTTTATACGTTTACTTGTTTAATTGGTTCGGATTGTTTTACGATAGTTACCGAGAATATCGGCAGTGTGAATCTGTATATAGGAATGAGCTAGTGATTGTAATTTCTCAGATACGTTTCGAACCGTAAACAATCCCACCTAGAGTTTTACTAACTCACTCATATATACAGACTAGAAGAAGCTTTGAAAGGTTGGGGTGACACCTGAGATTCGAACTCAGATAGGCCAGATTCACAATCTGGATCCTTACCAGTTAGGATAGTGCCACACACACAAAAAAGGGTACTTGGAGAACATGTAACCTCTGTTAGAGAGGGGCGAATCAGTAGTGAGAAAACCCACCAAAGATTACACGTTGTCCAAATACCCTCTACTAATTACTTTCTAAGCAGTCTCTACACTGCGTTTTACTATTTACATTATACGCTAAACCTCCTTGTTATCAAGCGGTCTTTTGTTCCATGCCTTAATGGCGTTATCTTTCATGTGAATGCCTTTTTCCTGCCTTGGGTAGTGACTGCATACATCTTCGTTATCGCAATCAATATACCAGCCGCAACTTAACTCATATATTACAGGCTTGTGACCACAAAACGGGCATCCTTTTAATTCGTTACTCATTCCTTTATCTCCTTTTCGGGCTTAATATTATGTCTATAGGTCTCATCCCATTCAATCATTTCTGATTCAGTCATTACCTTCTCAGTCCATACTATTAACATCTCACCTTTTACTTTTTTAAACTTACCCCAATAACCTTTTAATTCGTTACTCACTATCATTCTCCTTAATTAAATAACCGTTTCTAGTGTCGTTAACTGCAAATACTTTATCAACAATAAATCTAGCCAATCCATTCGATATGTACTCAGCTATGCTAAAACGCTTTTCCTGTATCTTTCTGCCTTGCTCCATAGATTGACCTTCAATGTAGCTAAACACTGCCTCAGTGTTGTATTTGATTGGCTCCATAGCATCCATCATCATCATTTCATCAATAAGAAAACATCTCTCTGTTAACTCGCCATTGATATTACTTCTTGCTGATATGGTAATTGTGATTTCTTCTCTCATTTTATTACTCCATTCGTTAAGTTGATACCCACTAAGGGTTGATTAGTTATATTCTTTATTTACAGCTTCAGTCATAAGCTCCAAAACGCCTTCAAAGTCACCTTCTAGCCCGTCACCACTAGATGTATAGCGAACGCCTGTAATGTGTGCAAATGGCTTCTTTGTGTCCTCGTCCTTGAAAAACATAAACCCTGTCATTTGCGACCAAAGATCACAGTCTTCTCCAATACAAAATTCATGTTCTCTTCTAAGGTTGTTCATGCCTTCAATAAATTCATTCATGTTCATCTTTATTTGCTCTCTTTGTTTAAGTTGATATAAATATAATACAGAATAATCTTGACGTCAACACATAAATCAATTATTGTTACGTTAGTTTTTAATTAAAGGATAAACAAAATGCAATTACAGGAAATGAAGAAGCTTGTTGAATACGAGGCTATAGGCACGTTAATGGCATCTAAATATGATGACGGATGGTTTTTATCTGCATTTAAAAAAGGTGGTGAGAATGACCTTACAGGAGATTGTGCATCACTTGAGCTTGCTAGGGGAGGTATTAGAAAGTTTATGACTCTTGACGCTGTAAAGAAGTTAATTGATAAAGAGCTTTATCATCACAAGCTTTTAGTTAATTAAAAAAATAGCGCCTAGTGAGGACGCTCTTTTAAATCTTATAATGTCGAGGTAATTATACATGAGTAAGGATAAAAAATCATTTATCTTATATCTAGATCAACAGGAGTTGTTTAATAAACTTCCTGATGAGGTAGCAGGTAAATTAATAAAACACATATTTAGTTATGTTAATTGTGAGAATCCAGAGGCTAATGATCTGCTTCTTGATGTAGCTTTTTCAACTATAAAACAGACTCTAAAAAGAGACTTGGCCAAGTGGCAAACACATATACAGCAACGAGTTGAAGCAGGTAAAAAGAGTGCTGCAAAGAGAGCCAACGACAAGCAACGAAATTCAACGACCGTTAAAGTTCGTTCAACGAATCCAACTGATAGTGTTAATGTAAGTGTTAGTGATAGTGTTAGTGAAGTAATAAAGCATTTAAACATTGTTATTAATTCAAAATATAAAACATCAACTAAATCACACATTGAAAATATCTCTGCTAGATTAAATGATGGCCACTCTGTTAACGATCTTAAATTGGTTATTGATTCAAAAGCTAGGGATTGGCTAAATACAGATATGGCTCAATATTTAAGACCGAGCACTTTATTTCAAGCTAGCAAGTTTCAAGGTTATCTCTTACATGCTAAACCTGTTGTTAGCTCAAACTCACCCAAGGCATTCTCACAATGATTGAACGCAATATTATAGGATTGGTTTTAACTGGCCAATTAGACCCCCTTACAACTGGATTAGAAGAAAAGCATTTTCCTAACTTTGATGATAAAAAAATCTGGAATGCTATTACTGGAATAGTGGCCAAGAAATTAACGCCTGATGTCATCACAACAGCCGATGCTTTGCCAAACGATTATAATTGGTACAACACGCTTGCAGTTATGGCCAAAGACAATATAGGCAGTTTCTCAGGTAGTGGCCATGTAAAACAGATTAAAGAAAATTGGCGCGTAATGGCTGTTAAAGATATTGGTCTTGAGATGCAAAATAGTCAGGAGCAAGATGTTAACCATTACATAAAGCTTTTAATGTCACTTGATACCGTTGAAAAGAAATATTTATATACCTTTGAAGAAGCGGCAGAAGCGGCAGTTGATGAAATTGATAGAGTTATGCAAGGCGAAACTTTAACCATACCAACGGGCTTATCTGACCTTGATAAAATTATGGGCGGTTATCATAATTCTGACTTAATCATAGTAGCAGCTAGACCGGCAATGGGTAAAACTGCATTCTTATTAAATACGGCAGAAGCAAACAAAGATGGCCCATTAATATTTTCAACTGAAATGTCCAAAGTTCAGGCAGCACAGAGAATGTTTAGTATTGTGGGTAACGTTGCCAACCATAAAATAAGAACTGGCGATATAAATGATGAGGATTTTGCGCGAATCAGCGAAGCAATTAAATCAATTGGCAATCAGAATGGCCATATCTATGATAAATCAGGCCCGTTTATGAGTGAAATAGAATCAGTGGCCAGACAAATGAAGCACGAACAAAACTGTTCAGGTATTTATCTCGATTACATCCAACGAATTAAACATGAAAATCCTAGATTACCAAAACATGAACAAGTTGGTGATATAGCAATGCGCCTAAAAGAGCTTGCAAGGGAATTAGATGTTCCTGTAATAGCATTAGCTCAAGTTAACCGTAAAGTTGAAGAGAGAAGCGATAAGCGGCCACAAATGGGAGATATTAAGGACAGCGGAACGATTGAACAA